AATTAGACGTTAAAACCAATGCTCTTTCTGCTATGGAGAAACATTTAGCTAATGACCAGAATAATAATTCTGTGATCAAACCTTCTCCTAAGTTTAATACTTCGATTATTAAACCACAATCTTCAAGTGATGTGGTTAAACAAAGTGGTGTGAAATTGGCTTTTGCCGCCCCTGGTGGAAAATGTTATAATTGTATTTTCCACAATAGAACTCCCAATGATGTCTCTTTAGATGCTTGGGTTATAAATTGTCACCGGGTGAAATTTTATATTTGTGAAGATTGTTCACTATACTTGTTGACAACTATGACAACTCAACCTAAAAACACAGTTGATTTTTTTGACTGGTGGTTTCCAAGTTACCTGATAGTTCATAAATCTGCCAAAGAACTTTCCTATCATGAGTCATTTGAGATGGCTGGACACACCGTTGCCATGATTGGTAACTTTAAAGGTGATGCCAAAAAGCAAACTGAATTGATGACTTTTTGGATTTTTCGGACAGCTGAATATTTTAATGTTTCAGCTCCTGCCCCTGTTGTTTGGGGACCCACTGAGGTTCCCTCCAACAAACAACCTACTGAGGTTCATGCCCAGATGTATGCCCCTTGGCGTTGGTTTGATACTAATAAAGAAGAAAGTATTGCCCAACAATTTGATCCTGAATATGATCTGATCAAATCTGTCGTCGAACCTATTAAGCCGACGAAATTAGATGATTGGTATAATTATCTAACAAAAGAATGCAGTGCTATTTCCTGTCTTGGGATAGTTACCGCAGGTCTTGCTTTGGTTTATGCTTCTTATAAAGCTATAACCAAGCTTTCTGATGCTGTGTACGCGCAAGGTACATATGACGTTGGAAACAAACCTGTGAAAGCAGGTAAGAAAACCGGTGTCACACGTAAAGACGTTGTGGTTCAAGCCAGTGATTCTGGCACCCGCTCTGTTGGACACCAAATCTCCCGTAATAATGTGCGTTTAACTGCTGTTGGTGATAAGGGAGACGGAATGTACTTGCATGGTACAGGTCTTTATGACCGTGTCCTTGTTTGTCCTAAACATTTCGAAATTGCTATGAAGCTTAGTCCTAATATTAGGATACAGAATCATCGTGATGTGGACGTGACTGTTCCTACTGCAGACATTGAATATATTTGTTTGCAAGATCAGGATATTATGTTTATGAAACTTCCTGATGCTTTCCACTACCAATTTTCCCATATTAAACATCATTTCCCTAAAAATGTTGAAGAAGTGCGAGACGCTGTAACTAACGCAGTCTCACTCGTCTGGCAAGACGAGAAAGGAAATGTTGAATATCAAAATTGTGGTAGATGTGATATGTTGGAGGATCTTACTTACACATGTCAAACCCAAAATGATTCGGTTGCTTATGATGTTTTGGAGATACCATCAACTTGTTTTGCTGCTTGTGATGGTGATTGTGGATTCGTTTGGATGACACATAATCCTAGGATGTCCCACAAAGCTCTTGGAATACATATTGCTGGTTCTAAGAAAGGTGACTTTTCTTATTGTCAAATCGTCTTTCAAGATGAAATTGAAATTGCTGAAAAGAAATGGATGCCTAAAGAGGCCAAAGCACAAATGAAGAAGCTTGGCCATAGCGTTATGAATGTACCGTTCAGAATGCCAGAGGGTTTAAAATATGAGATTGTTGTTCCTGAGAAACAAGTCCGTATGCCCCCAAAGTCTCAAATTGTTGAAACCTTAATTTATGGTGAGGTTATTGAGCCAGTTCGCAAACCTGCTGTTTTAGCTCCTGTGAAACGAACTATTGATGGTAAAACTACTACAATTTCCCCTGCGGAACTTGCCATCAAAAAGGCTGTCAGACCTGACATTAAAATGGAGCCTTTTGAAAAATCCATTATGAAAGAAGCGATGCGGATTGTTATTGAAGATAGCATTCCACAAAAAGTATCTGGTGATGCTTTGCCTCTACTTGCTGCTTTAAATGTACCTCCTGGTTATAAGGAGGTCAGTCCTGTTTATGTTGATACCTCTGCTGGATACCCTTGGAATACCATGCATATGGATAAGAAACATCCGTTTATTGAAGTTTCTGAAACTGGACTTCGTACTCCTACTGATCTTTTAAGAAAGGAGTGTTCTCGGTTGCTTGATCAACTTGATAAGGCTGACCCTAGTCTTAAATTCATTTTTTCTGACTGTTTGAAAGATGAATTGCGCACTGTTGATCGTGTTGAAGCTTGCAAGACACGATTATTTTCAGGTGCTCCAGTTGAAGTTCTTGTTACTGGTCGTATGCTTTTCCTTGATCTTATTGAGAATGCTATGCGATCTCATAACCATACTGGTTTTGCAATGGGTGTTAATCCCCACGGACCTGAATGGAAAAGGTTGCGTGACTACATTGTTAAAGGTAGTGATTATCGAAAAACGCATGTTCAAGCATGTGATATTGAGTGCCAAGATGGTAGTACCATCAATGATATGTCACAAATGTTCGAAGATCTTATTATTGAACGTTATGAGAAAACAGATACTGCTGGTCCTATAGATCTTTGTGGTAATGGAATTTATTATACGAAAGAAGCACGTCAAAGAATGCGCCGTAATTGGTTGCACCAAGTGTTTCAGAATTGTTACCATATATTTTTCTGTTTTATGTATCTTGCTGCCCATGGAAATCCTTCTGGAAATCTGTTGACGACATTGTTTAATACTATTTGTACATTAACTGCCCTGCTCTTTGCTCTTTATTTTTATTGTTATAATGAGCTGAAGAAGACTTTAAGTCTTGAATACTTGTACAAAGAAGTTCTTGCCGCTAAAGGTTTTGGTGATGACAATGTTTGTTCATGGACCCCTGAAGTTGATGGTTTTGGATATGGCGCTATCCACAAATATTGTTTGCGCCTTGGTTATGTTATGTCAGATTTCAAGAAGAAGATTCTTGTCTATGATCCTGTTACTTTACAAGCAGAACCAAATTTTTACCACATTAAAGATGTGGAATTCTTGAAACGCAAGTTTCGAGAGGATGGACCTTGTGTTTTCGCTCCACTCGCCTTAGAACACATACTTGATATGACTAATTGGTGTTCAAAGAAAAACGAGCTTGCTCTTGGCACCTATCTTTCTGCCTCTGCTGCTGTGTTAGAGTTGTACCATCATCCTGAAGATATTTTTCACATTGGAAGAACTAAGATTAATGCTGCTCTTATTAAGCATAATCTGAAGCCCATAAATATCTCATATCTTGAACTATATGCACGATTTGTGAATATGGGAAAAGATACTCCTGTTACTTATTGGATGCCAGGCTATATGTCGGATCCACTTGCTCTCAATGCTGGCCCTATGGCTTTTGAAAAAGCTCCAGTTGAGGCGCTTATTGAAGTGTCTACTCAAGGTGGTGTTTCTTTTACGCCACTAAAGAGCTTATCTAAAGATAGTAAGTGTGTTCTTGAAACCCTTACCAAGATTGCTGTTGGTCCCAGAATTAAAGGGATTAAGAAACAATCTGCTGATGCCAATGCCCAGATGGCCTGTTCTGGTAATTTTCGCCAACCTGTCAAACCTACTATTGATGAAGGTATGCGACGAGAAGCTGAGTTGGATGAACTTTATCCAGCTTTAGCCCATCTTTATGCGGATCAAACTCGCAAAAGAGGAAGACGTCATTTAGGTTCTTTACCCCCGGTTCGTCCAGATTCTGGAATTAAGAAATTCTGGACTTGGTTTAAATCTGATCTTGAGAAGAGCCGTTGCACAAGATGGACATTTTATTTCTTGTGTTTTTGGGTTTCTTTTTGGGCAACTTTCTTCATTGGAGTTGCAGTGATGCCGATCTCCCAATTGACTTCCCAAGGTGCTGTACCTAATCAGGTGGCACATTTCCGACCTTTCCGCATTACTAATAATGCAGGATATCGTGACCGTTCTGAAGTCTTTGCTCAAATGAATAAAGGCCCTGGTTACGAGGAGTTTCAGAAGGATGATAATCCCGAAGAAAAAGCTCCGCCCACCAAAGAAGCTAAGACAAAAAGTAGTGGTGGGATTATTTCTGGGATATTTCGCGCTGCTTCAGGCATTGCGAGTGTTATCTCTTTCTTCCCGGTGATAGGAAGCATTGCTTCTATAATGTCACCAATTTTTAAAGCTGGTTCGCTTGTAGCTGCTTATTTTGGCTATGACTATCCAGTCAATATCTCGACTATAAATCAGATGCGTATTGCTCAAACATCTGGTTTTGCTCTTATGAAAGGTCTTGATACTGTTGATCAAATTTCTTGCGATCCTGCAAACCTTGTCTCTTCCGAGCACAATTTTTTCTGTGAGAAAATTGGTCCTGCTCATAATTTTTCGTTGTATAGATTGCGTCCTGCAATTATTTTACATGCAACGTTTAATTCTTCCAACTTACAGAATGGCCTTATTTGGTCATTACCTGTTTTGCCTACCTATATGGCTAACAATAATGGAGTCACAATTTTTACACTCCATCCTGTTGGCAATTACGCTAGTTTTTTCCGTTACTGGCGTGGCTCTATGAAATATATGATTATGTTTACGACAAGTCGTTTTGTTTCGGCCCGAATTCGTATTGAATGGCATCCTAACTTTAGTACAGTTGGACTTACAACATCTAATGACACTGGTGATATAGTGTCTCTTACTGTAGATGTTAATGGTGATACTGATGTTCCGTTTATGGTCCCTTGGCTCAAAGACACACCTTATCTACCAATAGTTGCCCCTGATGTCGCGACCACCGCTGGTGACAATAGTACCAACGGTTGGATTTGTATGACTGTGGTTAATCCCCCAGTCGCAAGTGACACAACCTTTTCTACAACCATCCATTGTATCGTTTGGATGTCTGGTGGAGAGGATTTTGAATGTTCTAGACCCACAGAATTGTTCCCTGGATTTGAATTTAGTCCAGTTGCTAATTTTCCTTTGAAGAAGGAGGATAAGAATAATAATGGTGTTGGTCCATTTAGAAGGCAACGTGGTTTTGATGTTCATGCTCAAATGTCTAAACAAGCCACAACTCAATCGCAATTTATGCAGACTTTTAAGCCTCTTGCTCCCTGTGATCAAACAGTGGTGAAGCATATATTGCAAGGTGAAACAGTTCAAAGTTTTGTTGATTTGTTCCACAGATATACGAAAATTAAGCAAGCTGGTGTCTCTGCACAGTTTGATAAATTTACGTCCAGTGCTTGGGATCTTAATACCAATAACTGGGGACAATGGAACCAAATGCTCTGTTCTTTTCTATTGCATCGCGGTCCTATTCGCTATAAGGTAATCCAAACTGATTCTTTACGAAATGTTCACTCATATATTTCGAATTGGATTTTTAATCCTCTGAATCAATTGGAACAATATAATTACCCACCTGAAAGACTGGGAATGACATTTAATGATCATTCTTTCCGTAACACCAATGAAACAGAGGTGCCTTTCTATGGGATTTATCCATTCATTTGCTTCATGTCTGAGAATGAGCGTTTTGAATGGCCTGGCATGCAATACACTGTCCAAACTTCCGATAATAATTTCTCTCATCAGTATGATGTTTATGCAGCTACTGGAGATACTTATACCATGGGTGTGCCTATAGCACCTGGTTTTATCGGTTATAGTTCTTTGAAAGCCAAAGGCAAAGATGTCAAGGCTCAAATGAAACAAGACAATCACGGTCTTGAAGAAAGAAAGGTTGTGCAAACTGAGATACAAGAGAGTACACAACTTACTTCCTTTCGTGATACTGTTGGTGTGAAAAGTGAGTCTCATGCTCTTATTTCGCCTATACATAGAAACACCAACCCATACGCTGACCAAGGTTTATCCCAAGTGTTGAGTCGTCCTTATAACACCCACACTTTTCCTTGGTTAGGTTCTGATGCTCTTGGAGCATTGATCGGGAAAGGAACTTTTCCTTCCGATCTTCTTGTTCCTAACATCTTGGCTAAGCTTGACTATTTTAAGTATTTTCGAGCTGCCGTGCATATAGAAATGCGTTTGAATTCCACTACCTATCATGCCGGTCGCTTGTTAATCGTTTATTGTCCAAGATGGAATCCCTCGAATTCCTTCCAAATTATGGGGGCTGATGATATGTGGTCTTTGTCATGTCTTGACAACATCGTATTATCTGCAAATGCTAATGAAACTATTGCATTTGATATTCCTTATGTCGCCCCTTCTGTCTGGTGGGATACCAGCGTAGATCCTTCTGATGGTCAACCCACATCTGGTATTTTTGGATATTTCAAGATTTTTGTCTTGAGTCCTCTTATCCTTACTGGTTCCTCTGGCACTCCGGCTCTCACAGTTTCTGTTTACAGTAACTTTGTTCATCCTGAATGTACTGGATTTACATTAAACCCTGTTGCCGTTTCAAAGAAAAGCAAAAGGTCCGGTGCTACTCCCGGTGTTGAGTCATTTTCTTCTCAAAAGAAAGCGTCCCCTAAGAGTGAAGTCTAATTAAGTTCTTTTCTAACTTCACTCACCACAATTTAGTTGTGGTGGGACATATAAA